GTTTTATGGCCGCCCCGTATGTTTTTAAATTGTCGTTAACGATTAGTCGAAACAAACGTTGTACATAACAATTTGATCAGGGTTCGTATAGTGGAATCCAGCTTTGAGGTTCGCACGTGTACGAATGTAAGGCTCAGCTACTGAGTCAGAAAGGTTAACCGCTTTCAAAGCTTTAGAGTCACCTTCTGCGTCAAACGCATAGATAAGGTCTGTTTTCAAAGCAAGAACCATAGTGTTAACAGGCATACCCTCAGCAAGAACGATTTTAATTCCTAAGAAAGTAGGTGCAAGCGGTGCAGTAACGTAAGTCAAAGTGTTACCAGAAGCGGCAGCAATTTGGTAGTTTACGAATACGTCGCTAGAAACGAACAAACGAAGGTCTGCACGCTTAGACTGAACTGCTGCTGGAGACGCTTGAAGTACAGCTGTCATTTGAGCCAATACGTTAGAAGACGTAATTGCACCAGCGTAAAGGCCGTTTACTGCGTTGTCAGCACAAAGTCTTTTAATGTAGCCGTCACACAAAGAAAGAACGTCGTCTTGGCTAGCGGTGTCACCTTGCCAACGAATAAGCTCGAGGTCTTGACCGATTTTAGCAGCCATTTCTGACCAGTAGTAAGACATGAAAGAAGCTACAGAAAAGTCGCCGTTAGAACCTTGTGCCATTTGTAAAGCTAAGAAAGACTGCTCTAGGTCAAATTGACAGATCTGCGTAAGGGCGCTTAGGGCACACACGTCGATATCTACAGCGTCGAGGTTGTCTGTAGGTGCAGCAAAGTTACAAGTAGAAGGCGCTAAGATGTTACCGAAAGTAACGTTAGCTAATTTAGTAGCCGACTTGATGCCTGGCAAAGTGCGGTAGTTATCAGCGATGTCCTCAGTTAAATAAGCACGGCTGTAAAACTCGTCTGGGTTAGGACATAACAACGCGTTTGTGTCTACGTCCAAGTCAAATTTTAGATTTCTAATCATTGTGTTGGTTTTTATTTTGTTTTTAATTGTTACTTGTTTGATGCGCGAAACGCTTTGAATCTATCGAAAGCCGACATTTTTGTTTCTTTCGCTAGTTCCATTTCGTCTTCGACTTCTTCTTTAACTACTCCGAGTTCTTCGATTTGGTTTTTAAGGTCTGCAACCATTCCGATAATAGCTTTTTCACGCTCTTCGATTAATGGCATAACGATAGCTAAGATAGCCTCAGTGTCAGCGACAGGGTCGATAGCCATTTCAGTAGCTACTTCTTCTTCTACGACTTCTTCTTCGGTTACGCTAGTGTCTTCCATAGCTACTTCTTCGGTAACTTCTTCAGTTACTTCAGCCATTTCGACTTCTTCTTTTTCTACTTCTTTAATTTCGACAACTTGGCCGTCCTTAACTACGTAGATTTTACCTTCGATAAGGTGTTCTCCGTCTGGGAAATTCATGTTATATTTAGTTAATTGGTTACTTAATTTCATTCCCAAAAAACCCTCGATGCTAAAGCCCAGTTGTTCGTCTTTTACTAGTTTATTGTAGTATTCAGCGTCGGTAATTTGCGCCGTTAACATTAACGTTCCTTTCGGTACTTCTATTCCGTAGGTAGTATAGGCTTTGTCTTGCGTTGGGTTTTCAACTATCCACGCTTCGAGAATGTACGCGGGTACTTCTTTACTTGGGTCATGCTCTAAGTTAAACACGTTCCTATTCTGTAGGTCGCGCATAAACTTAACGTAGATTTGCTCGATAGTTTCTTCTTCGAATTGTACATAGTATTCGCCCGCTTCGTCGTCGCGTCTGTAGATTTCCATAGGAATCATAGCAGGCGCAGTTACTCGGTACTTTAATTCGTCAGAAAAGAAACGCTTAGTTACGTTTGAGAATGCCATGCCTTTAACTTTGATAGCGGGGTTTGACGTAAAAGCAATTTGTTCTATGCCTAAGTCTTCGCCGTCTGAGTATTCGGGGTCGATAGTTATTTTGTAAATGGGTAAGTCGTTTACCATAACCATATTAAAAAAGGCTTATATTTGTTCAAAAAAAACTATGGTAACAATTTGTAACAAAGACATTCCGAACGAGTTAAACGAGTTAACTATTCAGCAGTTCGAAGACATTACTAGCATTCACGCCAACCCTGAAATGGATCACGTAGAAAAACACCTAGAAGTATTTAAGTATATGGGCGTTCCTGAGGTTGAAGATATGGACTTTGAAGACTTTAAAGAAGCTATTCGTCTTTTTAACACGGCAAAGAACCCCGACGGCGTACTACTTAAACGTTTTGAAAACGACGGCTATATTTACCAAGCCTACGACCAAGACTTTAAGCTTACAGCAAAAGACACTAAGCACATTGAAAAGATACTAGCGCACAAACACAAAGGGTATGTTTCGGAAGCCCTAGCGGTATTGTTCAAACGTACCGACCTAAGTAAAACAGAACACTACACCGACGCGCACATTAAACTAAAGTCAAAAATTATTCGTGAACTACCCGCAGAAGTAGCCGTTCCTTATTTAGTAGCTATTGCCGAAACAATTAACAAACAAGTTCAAAGCTTAAATGAAAGTACCGAAGGGGTGGCATGAAGTTAGGCTGTACCAGTTTAAAGAACTTCGTGAACTCAAAGACGCCGAAGGTTTTTTCAATACGCAACTAGAAACGCTTGCAATTCTTTTAGACGTACCTAGCGACGAACTAGAAGAACTTTCTTTAGATGAACTAGCCGAACTATTCAAGTCGGTTAAGTGGGTTCTTAGCGAGCCTAAAAAGGGCCTTAAAAACGAACTAAAGATAGAAGGTGAAACGTACATTCTAAAGCCGTTTAAGAAACTAACCCTAGACGAGTTCATAGACTTGAACTATTTCGTAAGTAACGACTACTTAAAACACATTTCGCATATTGTTTCAATCTTTTACAGGCGTATTAAGTCCGACGAATGGGGGCATATAGAGTTCGAGCCGTATATATTTAGTCCGTTTGAGGCTTACGACAAGTTCGAAGACGTGTTTATTACGGAAATATACGGGCTTATTCCTGAGTTTTTAAAGTGGCGAGAAGACTTTCTAAAGAAATACGAAAACCTTTTTAACCAAGACGACGACGACGACCTAGAAGAACCCCTAGACGTTAAAGAATTTGATAGCTTAGAGTCTTACAAAGCCGAACTTAAGGCCCAAGAACAAGCCAAGAAGTCTAAGAAGTGGGGCTGGGAAAGTCTTTTGTTCGAACTTTGCGAAGGTGACATAACAAAAATAAAGGCAGTCGGTGAACTGCCCTTAATCTTCGTGTTTAATATGTTAAGTATGCGTAAGGAAATGGGCTACTTAGAAACCCCTAAAGGTTAATGCCGCATTGAACTCCCCACCGATTGGCTCGAACGTGTAAATAATACTACGCTTTTCTCCTAAGATTGTGGCTACTTCTAAGATAGGGTAACGCTCTGTCATCCATTCGGTGTACTGCTGAAATATTTCTGCGGTTGTGCCGTCAGCGTTTAGGGCTTCGGTAAGCTTTGCGCATAGATCAAAAGCCGCCATGTTAATAGTACCATTGTTCAAGAACCCGAAATAGTACATAGCTAGAATTTGTATTTCTAGTTCACCTAAAGCGGGTATTTGCGCATTAATACGTATCGAATCGTATAAACTTCCCGTGTCGATTAGGGCCTCAGACGCAATAATTTTCTTTAGCGTGCGGGCTATTTTGTTACGCGTCTTGTATTTAATATTGAATACGCCGTTATTCTTGTAAGCCATTTGCTAGAAAGTTAGGTTCGAAAGGAAATTCTTCTTTAACACTATGCCCAGCGAATGCGTGCTTTGGGTTCTTTGGTTCGACAAGGTTTGACCCGAAGTCATAGGTGTTGTCCGACATTACATCGTAATGATATCCGTCAGCATAGATAGGTTGCTCGATTACTTCCATTCCTTCCATTACGGGAGGGGTCAATAGGATGAGACCGATTTCAACTACTGCTTGAACTCCACTTCCGTATGCTTCGTGTTTTTCTCCGTTGAACTCCACCTCTACAAGAATGCCTTTAGCTTTCAAGTCTGCGAGTGCTTGTTCCTTGTCTGTGTATGTTAGCTTGTAAATCATATCGTTGTAAGTTGTGCGAGTTGAGTATTTGTTAAGCGAGTTTTCCAAAGGGCTACTGCGTTTGTTTCTACATTAGAAGTGCTGCTAATATCTGCACCATTAATTTCAAAGGCACTAAAAGTAGGTACATTTCCGCTTGTGTCAGTTGCTACTTGAACTCCGTCAATATACCAAACAAAATCGTTTTGCTTGTATGCAATGGCGAGCTTATGCCTACCTACTGAAAGGCCGCTTGATGAAAAACTGAATTGCAAAGTACCGCTTATAAATCCGTCGCTTACGATTGTTCCATTCGCTTGCTGAAACATATAAATAGAATTCAAGTAGGCGTTAGACCCTACCGAATTTGCAAGCATAAAAATAAACGGACTTGCTAAATTTTCTCTGTAAATATCTATAAACAAAGTCCCTTCAGTTTGTCCTATAAGCGAACTAATACCAGTCTTTGAAATAACATCTGCGTTTCGTGTTACACTTGCTGATGTTGTAGGTATGTATGAAGTTGGATAAGAACCCGCTTCGAGTTGTGCACCCCAAGCATAGAATGAAGCTGAAGTGCTGAATACAACCCTACCTCTATTTGCTCCAAAAGACGGGCTTAAAGAGTTTGCGATGCCATACATACAAAACAAGTTGACATCCGTTGTTGATACGCTCAAAGTAATTCGACGCCACCCGTTGCCCTCGTCTGAAATTGTAGCTACTTGGTTCGTAACCCCACCACTTTGAAAGGTTGCAGTTGTTAGGTTGTCAAGGTCATAAACACCCGTTGCCCAATCCGTACCCGTTCCTTGATGATTAAGCGAAATGTAAACAAATTGTGCGGTGTTCTTTTTTACGTAGATACTTGAAGTGGTAGTTGAACCACCCGTAAACGCTTGGTAAAAGTCGTGGATTGTATTAGTGCCATCTCCAGCCCATTGTTCTGCGGTTGTGTTGCCATCGGGTGCAGTTGTGGCATTGGCGGTCATTGTTCCGTTTATCTTATCCCAAGCCGCATTGTCAAAAGACGAACTATAAAGAGCGAGGTTTGTCCTTTGCGGTTCTACTAACAAACTTGGACAAGTTCCGTTTGAGTAGTCAAGTCGTGG